TTCAACACAAGATCTACTGTGTTTCCTGTATCACTTGATGCGTAAACTTAATTACGTCGCAAGTCCATACCTGATCTGTAGCTCGACTTACATCTGCTTTAGTTACCCTAAGGTGCATCAATGCGAGCTTTAATACGTTATCAGTGAATCTCCTAGGATAAATAATAACGCTTATATATTTTTTAGCATTGTGCCATAACCTCGGCGTTCTGTTAACTTACGAATGCGTTTCGCTTGTTCCTTCGGCATAATTTGAATGGTGTTGCCGGTTTTGTGGTAGGTTAAACTAATACAACCATAAGGTTGGGTGGTTGAACAAGCTACACACGTCTTATAACCTAAGTTAACACGCGCTTGAGGTATATTTCTTCCGCATTTACATATCATATATTTATTATCCAATAGTAATCGTATTTAGTTTGCAATTTTATTAGTTAGTGTTACTATACCCATTTTAATTGCCACTCTTTTAGCTACAGCTTTCATTAATGTATGTTGTACTTTATTTGGTTGATTAAGTTTGTAACCATCTAGTGACCAGTGACATACTCTTTCAATGTCTTTAATAATTTCTTTAGCATTTTCGTCTGCTAAATGCTCAAATTCTTCAATACTTAGTTTACTTAGCATAATTTTTTAAGTAATAGTTTAACATATAGTTGAAGCTAACCATCATATTTAAGTGCTTTTCATAAGCGCTTTCTATATGTTGTCTAGTTTCCATCCAGCTTTTCTTGCCATCGCTACGCATTACTGTGTACTTATGTAGTCTTTTATATCTTCTATTTATAGGGTAAGCACACCACGCACCGTTTTGTTTTCTTACGTAACCTGACTTAAATATCGCCATACGTAGTTTAGTTTTAGGTAATCTGTGCGCGCCATTATACGCTATCATTAATTTACTGAAGCAACTAACAGGAAACTCAAATTCTCTTGTACCATTTAGTGCTTGTTTTCGCGTGGTTACTTCACGTATATCCCAGCGTAGTAACATATTTCTAGCAAAAGCATCTTGTAATGCTTGCTGTTCTTGTTCGTATTTATCTATTGTTCCAGCCATTTCTGTATTTAATTTTAAAGTAATCTTTTATTTCTTTACCGTTTTCGTCATATACAGCGACAGCGTCGCCAAATAACTCGTATAAATCTTTTTCTGTTGTGTTTTTACCAAGCTTTATTGATTGGTAAGCGTTATATTGTATATTCATAATAGTATTATCCGTTAGTGTTCGTATTAATATTGTATTCTACATATTCTTGGTAATCTTCTATTGTTACCCACTTGTCTATTTCATCAAGGTAAATCATACCATCAATTACTTTCATGAGTTTACTATTATAAGTGAAGCATATGTTAGTAGTGTTAGTGCTAATAAGAATACTATACTCTCAATTAGCTCGCGTATGTTTATATTCATAGTTCTCTTGTGGGTAATCGAAACCCACCTCTGCTCCAAGAAGAGATGGTAATCACTACTGTTATTGTAGTGACTTACCTCTTAGTGCAACTGGAATATTATTAGTTGCAGTGTAACTCTTATACTTTAACCAACATGGTAATTTAGTTAAGTTATCTTTCATTATTGAGAAAACTTTATCGTGATTGTACGTAATTTCGTGACCATCTTTGTTAGTAAAAGTTATATTAGTATCTGTATTAAGTAAACTTTTTCTTATTACAAATCTTTTAGAAGTTATAGTATTCATAGTTGTATTATGTTTAAGTGTTATAGTATATTTATATTATCCAAATAGTTTCGTAATTAGTTTGTAAAAGTAGTTGCTTTGTTTACTAGTAAAAAATAGTTTAGTAGTATTGCCGCCACACTCTTCTTTTCTCATACTAATTTTAAAAATCTGAAACATTTTTCTAAATTTTAATTTCATATATAGTATCCATAGTGAAGCGTAGTGAGTTTGTAAATATGTAAAAATGTCACAATATATGACAAAATGACATGGGGGCTAGTAAAATAGTATTGAGTTTAGTATTACAAAGTGTATACGTATATATAGTGGCAACACTACACTTCATTATATCTCAACATAAAATAGTGACAATAGCCTATATAATCCTAATAGTAAGGGGCTAATGTCACACTGTAAATTTCTTCTATAATATGTAATTATAAAAACATAGTCGACTTAAAACAATTAACATGAAAAAAATTAAAAATCCGTTTACCGCTAAATCAAAAGCACAGCGATTAGTAAACAAACAAAAAAAAGTAGCAAAGAAACAGAGTAAATTACTAAGAAAATTAGATTTTAAGACTGATAAGAAATTTAGCAAAGCAGCGACAGCTCGCCATAAACAAACTGAAGTAGCGAAAAAGCTTGGTAAAACCACTCCTAATATTTCTGCGCTCTATGTAAATCCTACTGAAGATATTGAGATACGTAGTAAAAAAGTAAACAATATATATGATCCTAAAAAACCAAACATGAAAATGCCAGTAGCGCCGTTGCAAAATGGTGAAGAGCTTAAACCGATCATGATAAAGCCTAATATGGGAAGAATGATCAAGCCTATGGCTAAATTCCCTGATTTATCTGGTGATGGTAAAGTAACTAAAAAAGATATATTAATGGGTAGAGGCGTAATACCTAAACCTAAACTAAACTATAAAAAATAACATTAACATTTAAACTTAACAAACATGATAAAGAAAAAAGCAAAAATGATGAAGAAAAAGCCTAAGATGGCTAAAAAACCTAAGCTTAGTAAAAAGCCTAAAATGGGTCATAAAAAACCTAAGATGGGTCATAAAAAACCTAAGTTGATGAAAAAGCCTAAGGTACAAAAGTCGACTAAAAAAGATACACCTGAAAGATTACAAATTAAAAAAACAGGTAGAGATTTACAAAACGCTTTAAATAAAGAAAAAAGCAAACCAATGACTAAGCAAGATAAAAGAGTAATTAACCAATTGCAAGGTGCTATTGAGGAGCAAAAGAAAAAATTAAAAGGCGCAAAACCTGGTATGATGAAAAAACCTAAAATATATTCATTTTCAGGAACAGGAAGTACTAAAATGAGTGCTAAAGAAGAATTAGCTGCAGCTAAAAAAGCTAAAAAAGATCCTAGAACAAGAGTCAAAGAAGCTAGAAAAGATGTAAGAGATGAAAATAAAAGCACTAGACAAGAAACTAGAAGAGATAATAAAATAAGTAGAGTTACTAAAAGGCTTGCGAGCAAGAAGAAAAGAGTAGAAAGAAGAACAAGTAAAACTAGAGTTGAAGATAAGTTAAATAAGCTTAAATTACCTACTATGTTAAAACCTATGATGGGAACAGGTACAATGAAACCTAAAATTAAAAAGCCCATGATGATGAAAAAACCTATGATGGGTTTTAGAAAAAAGAAATAGGTTATATTTTATAACCATTTTGTTTAACCAATTAAAACCAATACTATGACGTATTTTTATAGAACCTACTCGTGGTCATCACAAGGTGATAATCAAGGAGTATCCGAAAATACCATTAATCTTTGGAAACATCTTGCAGATAAAAAGAACTGGAGGATAGTCCAATTACCTAATGGATACTTTCAAACCGAATACCAAGACATCGAAAAAGATACTTGGTATGATGTTACAAGACGTGAAACTATGGAGAGTGCCGAGGCTGCTATTGATGGTAGCATCGAGCATTACGAAAAAAGGCTAGACTTTTTAAAAGGGCCTAAAGTAGTAAAAACGTTTAAATAATCATAAACACTAAAATTAAATTTAATGGAATATAATAATCCGACTGAGATCGTAAAGGATCTTAATTTTGGTGACATCGCCAAAAATCAAATTGTAGCTGGAGTAGATAAATTAGCTTCAGCGGTAAAATCTACCCTTGGCGCGTCAGGTAAATGTGTTATTTACGAAGACGCAAGGGGTAAACCGGTGATTACAAAAGACGGGGTAACGGTAGCGGAATCCGTTGTCTTATATGATCCGGTTGAAAACATAGGTGCTACACTAATTAAAGAGGCATCTAAAAATACAGTGAAAGAAGCAGGCGACGGTACTACTACAGCTATCGTGCTTGCTCAATCACTATTAAACAACATAAATAATGATAAAGCTGTTAAAGAAAATAATTGTTCTATTAGAGAAGTTAAAGAAGGCGTTAAAACAGGGTTGGTCAAAGTTAATAAATATCTTGATAAGTCCAGTATTGAAGTTAAAGGCGATCTTCTTAAACACGTCAGCTCAATATCTTGCAATAACGATACAGAGCTTGGAAAAATTATATCAGAAGCTTACGAAAAAGTAGGTACTAACGGTGTTGTTTTAATGGAAGAAAGCAATACAGAAGAAACTTACATGGATATTGTTGACGGTGTACAAATTGATTGTGGTTTAACATCACCTCATTTTGTTACAGATAAAGAAAAACAACGATGTGAGTTAGATAATCCGTTAGTTTTAATAGTCTCATCAGAAATACCTAATGTAAGACGTATACAAAACATCTTAGAACACATAATTAAAAACAAAAGATCGTTATTAATTATGGCTCCTGTAGCTCAGCAGTTAAAAACTGCACTATTAATGAATAAAGTTAAGGGAAATATAAATGTTAATATAGTCGACCTGCCAGGATTTGGCAATACTAAGCAAGATACTATAGAAGATCTTGCAATTATAACAGGAGCAAAGGTAATAAACGAAGAATTAGGCGATGATTTGGAATTAATCAAGCCTGATTGTTTAGGAGAAGTAGTAAAATCTGTTACTGATGACAAAAATACAGTGTTAACTGTTAATATGTCTAAAAATGTGGTTGAAGAACGTATTAATTCTGTAAGAAAACTAATACAAGAAGAGAAAAACGGATTTTTAAAAGAAAAACTACAGCAAAGACTTGCAATTTTAAGTGGATCAGTTGGTATTGTGTTTGTAGGTGCTAACTCTGCGGTTGAATTAAAGGAAAAAAAGGACAGAGTTGATGATGCGATCTACGCAACTAAGGCAGCTTTGCAAGAAGGTATAGTTTCTGGCGGCGGTATTGCGCTTTTAAACGCAGCGAACACGCTAAAGCCAGACAATATTGGCGAGAAAATTTTATTTGAAGCTATAAAATCGCCATTTAAAACAATATTAGCCAATGCGGGTATAGAAAATTACAAAATACCTACAAAAATTGGCTACGGTTACAACGTAATTACGGGTAAAGTAGTAGATATGGTAGAAACAGGTATCATTGACCCGGTTTTAGTTACAAAAACGGCATTAAAAAACGCCATTAGCGTTGTAAATACAATAGTTTCTGCAGATTGTGTAATATCTAACATGAGGTTGATTGATGAGAGCGATAAATAATTACCTAGTTGTAGAAAAAAAGAAAGGTGAACCCCAAAAAGTTGCTGGGTTAATAGTAAATGAAGCAACCGATGTAGATAATAGATACATTAAAGCAACAATAATAACAAAAGGTAACTTAGTAGAGGGCGTTGAAACAGGTGATGTTGTGTATTATGATAAACACGCGGGACATGGTATACAATGGGACGATAAACTTTACCACGTTATAAGGGTTCATGATATTGTTTTAGTTGAATGAGACTAAGTGCTTCAGATATACGCGAAGTAAAACTACTTAAGTATTATAGGCTCATCAGAAAATGGGCCTGTAAAACTTATAATTTAAAAGATGCAGACTTAGAGCTGCTTATTTATTTAGACTGTAAAAATAGATTTACGCGTAATGAATTTATAGACGGTACGTATACATACTCTTGGGACAAACAACGTTGGGAGCGTTTACGTAAAGCAGGTTGGATAGAGGTGTGGAGACATAGAAACAGAACAACTATAAAGTACAGTATATTTAAAACATCATTTAAATGTTCTCAGTTAATAAGTAGAATATACCGTATAATGTTAGGTGAAGAAGATTTACCTACATCTAATAGAAGTAAATTTTATAACAACAAAACATATACAGATAAAGTCTTCAATAAAGCTATTGATGACATGATAAACGATAACGACAGATAATGGCATTTAAACTTAAACCAATAAACGAAGTATTAAAATTAGACCCTGCATCTAAAAACGGTGAACTAATCAAGTACACTGACAACATGCCTGATAACGTAGCTGGTTACGTTGATATGAATAAAACGATATTTATAAATGATAACATGTCTAAAGCAATGAAGCGTAAAGCTTTAAAACATGAGAAGGTACATATTGATCAAATTAAAAAAGGTAGATTAGCTTTTGATGATAACAACTATGTCTTTGACGGCAAAGTATATGATATAGATAAACTAGACTTAGAAAGTAAAAAATTACCTTGGGAAAAAGAAGCATATGAATAAGATATTAGGAAAATTATTTGGCGGGGCAGCTGGAAGTTTTATAGAAAAAATAGCTAGCGTTGCAGATAAATTTATAACAACAGGTGCAGAGAAGCAAGCGTTTCAAAAAGAAATGACAAAGATCTTAATTGACGCTGAAGCTGAAATGCAAAAAAATGTAACAGAAAGATGGAAAGCAGATTTAGAACATGGAAACTGGTTAACGCGTTCGGTGAGACCGCTTGTACTTGTTTTCCTTATTGTGTCAACTGTCCTCATGGTTTTTGTGGATAGTGGATCAGTTGATTTTAACGTCGAGCAGAAGTGGACAGATCTACTTCAGCTGGTGTTGATCACTGTAATCGGAGCCTATTTCGGCGGTCGTAGTTTTGAAAAGTTTAATAAAAAATAAATATGGCTAGAATTAGTACATACCAGAGTGATACCTCTGTAGAAAAAGACGATAAGTTTTTAGGTTCCAATTTTGGTGGTACTACAAAAAACTTTGCTGTACAAGATATAGCTAGGTTTTTATCTAACACTAACGCTGTAAATATAGCAGGTCAGTTTACTTATCAGTATAAAGACCAAACGCCTTACGGTAATGGCACCATGCGCGTTAGTTTTTCTAGCGGTGATACATTTCAAAATGCTGGATCAATAAAAATAAGTAAATTTATTTATGGCGAAACTGTTAACTCATCTGAAAACGTATTAGACGTATTAAGTAACAGACAAATATTAATAACAGAAATAGGTGATCAAGATAATTATGGCGTATATAACACGGCAACATTAATACAAGACACGGATGAAACAGATTTTTATAATTTGTCTTTATCTAGCCCAACAAAGTTTAATGGATCATTTACAAATGAAAAATTTTATGCAATAATATCTATTGGTGATGGTAGTGCAGGCGCAGATAAACATGCTGCATTAACATTTACATCAAGCAGCTTTGCTAGCACAACAGATTCAGATGGCAACGTTACACACTTAACTGAAAGCATTAATGGTTCTACTATGAAGTATGTAGACTTTCAACACGATTTATCTAAGAGACCTAGCATAACTGTGGCAGAATCAGGGTCACCAGAACAAGTGGCGCACGTACCTGTTAAATATATAAACGATAATAAAGTAAGGGTTTACTTTACTGGAACAACCAGCGGAAAAATATACGCAAACTAAGAAATTAAAAATTATAAACAACTACAACTATGGCAATACCGTTTCTTTCAAATATTGATATGAATAAAAACGAGATACAAAATCTCGTTCTTCATTCGCAAACATCAGACCCAACTGGATCAGAGGGTCAAATTTATTATAACTCTAGCACAAATAAAGTATTAGTACACGATGGTTCTAACTTTATATCTATAGCAGGTGATATTGAATCAATAACATCAGCAACAACAGATCAGTTGACTATTGCTAATGGAACAGGACCTTCTCCTGCTCTTACTATTGTAACAGCTGCTGTTGCTAATGGTGGTACTGGTCTTGCTACAGCTGATCAAATACACACATTTGTTACAACGCAAACTGATAGTATAGCTGCAGATACAAGTGGTACAGCCGCTAAAGTTACTGTAACAGAAGATACTTCAAGCAATACAAATTTTAATATTGTTTATCATAACGGTAGTAATGCTTTATTAGATGAGTCATCAGGTGGTAGTTTTCATTATAACCCTAGCACAGAAACTCTTAGCGTTAAAAATCTTAACGTAACTGTTAAAACAACACAAAAAGAAGTTGAGTTAATTAACACTTCTGGTGGTGTAGTTTTTGAAGGTGATACTGCTAATGATTTTGAAACTACGCTAGATGTAGTAGATGCAACTGCAGATAGAACTATAAACTTACCTAACGCTAGTGGTACAGTGCAATTAGTTGGTGATGCTACAAGAGAGTTTGCTGTAGCATTAAACGCATCTGAAGGTACTGTTACTAAATCTACTAACACATATACAGTAACACACAGCTTAAATTCAAGAGATGTAGCTTGTCAGGTTTACCATACTTCTAACTACGATACAGTGCACGTTGATGTAACAAGAGCTACTGTTGATACTGTTGAAGTTGCTTTTGGTCAAGCAGTTACTGACGGTGACTACAAAATACTTATAACCAAAATAGGTTAATAGACAAAACTAAAATAAAATATGGCACAAAATTTCTTATCCGATATTAAGCTTGGAGACAATATCTATATACGCCTTGGCGATGCCACCAATGGTGATCTTCAAATATTTCATGATGGTAGTATTTCAAAAATTATTGAAGCAGGTTCAACAGAATTACAAATAAGTTCTGGAGGGTCTAATTTATATTTACAAGCTGTTACTGGAGAAAATGGTATTAAAGTAATACCAAACAGTGCTGTAGAACTTTATCATAACGGAAATGAAAAACTACAAACTACAAGTGCAGGAATTGATGTTACAGGTAATATAGTTGTTAGTGGTACAGTTGATGGTATAGATATTGCTGGAAATGTTGTGACTAAAAGTGGAACTCAAACTATTACAGGTGTAAAAACTTTTACAGCAACAACAGTATTTAATAAAAATAATAATCAAATATCTATAGTAGATAGTGATGATAGTCAAGATTTTAGAGTACAAGTAAATGGTGGTGTTTTTAGTGTTAGAGACCATACAAACACAGAAACCTCGTTTAAATTACATTCAAATATTGGTAGCGATAGATTAGTGGTAGATAGCTCTGGTACAACAATAGCAGGAACAGCTTCTGCTACAACATTTAGTGGTGATTTAAATGGTACAATCAATACCGCTACAACAGCAACAACACAATCAGCGAGTGATAACTCGACTAAAGTAGCCACAACAGCTTATGTCACAACAGCTGTTTCAAATTTAGTAGATGGCGCGCCAAGTACATTAGATACTCTTAATGAAATCGCTGCTGCTTTAAATGATGATGCTGCTTTAAATACTACGCTTACAAATAGCATTGCGGCTAAAGTAGCTAAGGCAGGTGATACAATGACGGGCGCTTTAACAGTTAATTTAAGTTCTGAAGGTACATATTTTACTGGAGGTTCTGGTGGTGTTAGACAGTTGTCTATTACAAGTGGCACTAATACTTCAGCACATGCCCTTCATACTTTTAACATAGCATCTACAAATGGTAAATATGAATTTGAAATTAACTCAACACCACAGCTTACATTAGATAGTTCTAGTGCAACTTTTGCAGGAACAGTTCAAGCAGAAAATGGAACTGCAACAGATCCAACATTTAGTTTTTCTAGTGATGATGA